TTTGCCATTTACGGTAAAACCCATGCGCCGTGCCCATCCAACGTCGTATTGAGCATTGTGCATGATTTTTTCTGCGGGACTTTCGAAAACTTTTTTTAACCAACGATTGGCTTGTTTTTCGCATATGTTCCCGCCGCCGAAATGTCTAATAGGAATGTATCCGCTCCAGTTCTCTGTGGCAACGGCATAACCTACTACCTCACCGTCTCCGGTGGCCCATCCGGGGCCCGCGTTTTTTAGATTGGGATCTTTTGTTTCTAAATCTATAGCAATGCGCTTGGCACCAGTAAGATCAGGGAGTTCACTGGGCGGAACCCATTCATTCTCCGGAGTGAACATTGCCATCTGTAGGCTCATCTTCTGGTTCCTTATAATAAACTAATACAAACGTATCGCAGTTAGAGCATGAGAGGTTGGTAACCATGTCATATTCAGGCTCATCCTCGGCATCATCATCTCCGCCCCAGATTAATTTTGCTTTGCAATGCCAGCAATTCATTGCTCTCCTCCTAAAGCGGCATACCCACAGATGTCCACCCATGAGTCCTCTTTGTTGGATTTCATAAGCCGTGCGGATTTTACCAAGACCATGCAGACGGCCACTTCTTGGCGCGTTGTCGGGCGACCCAGAAAGACGGACCAGAGGTCTGCGATATCTTGGAAGTTTTGTTTTGCATCACCGTATTCGGAAGCACGTTCTCCGTTTATAAGGGCCTGCGCTGTCTGAAGAATTTCGTCACGTTTCATTTTTTTCTTTCCTGACGGATAACTATAAAGTTCACACTGAACACACATGTCTTGTGAATATCTGTTCCAAGAAGTTGTCCACGAATATCCACAAGAGCATTCGTAATGCCAATCCTTTGGCTCCGAATACTCAGTCATCGTCTTTCTTCTCTTCTCTTGGTAATTCATATCGCGACTTAATATCACGCACAGTGTCAGGGTGTTTGTCTAAAACATCCGCAATCTCAACACAATTCAAACCATTTTTAAGCATCTTATCGACCATGCGAGCGGTGGGGTTCAGCGGCCTTAACGGCTTGTCCGTCCTTGGCCTGCCCCCTTTGTATGCGTTTTTTTGATTTTTCTCCGCGCTGTACGCGTTCATGTTACCCCAAGTTTTTCGGGCTCGTGCATTTTCAACGATAGCTAGTTTGGCCATAGCTTGACCCAACTTCTCTTCGAAGACTTTCATATATCATAACTCCTTGTCGCGTCTTCAGGCTCCACCAAATACAAGTTCTTTCTTGTACGCGTCACGCCGACGTAGAAAACACGATGAACATCGTCGGGTGCAATTCGCATGGTACTGTCCGCAGCGGGTGACAGGTCCGTGAACAATACAACGTTGTCCGCCTCACCACCTTTAGAACCGTGGATCGTGGACACTACAATGCGGGGAACGCCGTTGAACTTTTCTCCGCGGCGCAGCAATGCGGTCACGTAGGCGCGGTCTTTGTCTGCGATACGGTCCATTGCTTCAGACCAAATCATATCCTTTGTGGCTATAAGGCCGTGGGATATTTGCAGATCGTCGATGTTAACCAGTTCGTCATCTGGAACGCCTTTGATTTTCTTATACCCCCGTGCCACGCGGTTCCCTGTGGACATAAAGCTATAGATGTTTCGGGCTGTGTCGATAGGTATTTCCTTACCGCGTTGCAGGTCAGTCCACCCGTTTACGGCGTCACTTAATTTTTGACCAATGGACCGTGAGCCGCGATATTCGTACAGATATCCGAAGGACCGCAGGTCTGTTGCTACGGGCTGTAGTTGGTATCCTGCTTGTGCGAGTATGAGCCACGAGCCCTCTCCCATGTCCAGTTCCCCAACTTGCGCCACGCGTCGGCACTGGCCTTCTTCTTCGCGTGGCTTGTATATTTTGGGGTAGCGGTGGTGAATGCGGCGGGCGATTGTTTCTGCTACGCGGTGAACGCTTGCGGGTATACGATAGGATTGTTTGAGCGTTTCTGATCCGCCGTCTAAACCAAGGAAGTGTTCAACGTCGGCCCCTGCCCATTTGTATATGGCTTGGTCATCGTCTCCCGCGCAGTACATCTGCTTGGTTTTGGCTTCTATCAGATGGGCAATGTCCCACTGCATGGGAGATAAGTCTTGGGCTTCGTCTACAAAGCATAGGTTAAAGCGCGGACAGAACTGGTGGCCTTTGTCGATAAAACCTTGCAGCATATCGGTGAAGTCATAGAGGCCGCTTTCGTGTTTGTAGGAGCGCAGCGAGCGGTCCACGTGATTAACGGTGTTCCAATCGTGTTGCAGGCTGCTAAGATTATACTCTTTACGCAGAGATGTTTTCTTTAGCCTCGCGAGGTTGATGAGCCCAAGGATAGGGTCACTGGCTTTGACAGCATCTTGAACGTCTTCTTCTAATTGATTGACGCGACCTGTTTCGAGTTTGATGCCCATTGCTTCACTGAGTTCTTTGTAGTTCTCAGGTTGCATGATTTGTTCTGGACGGATGCCTGACAGGGAGAGTGCAAAGCTGTGCAGGGTACGAAAGTATTGCAAATCTTTCTGTGGGTCCAAACGAAAACGCGCCGCAGCGCGTTCCTTTGCTTCTGTTGCCGCTTTGCGGGTAAAGGCCAAGAACCCTATAGATTGTGGTGGGGTGCCTGCTTCCAAAGCTTTGTCTACCATATTTAGTAGCGTGGTGGTCTTTCCCGTTCCGGGCGGTCCAAATATTCTAAACATTAGAAGGGTGCCTCCCCTTTTGCTGCAAAGATTGGAGTAGCCAGTTCGACGTCACCGCTGTCATAAGCAGGGATCTTCCATACGCGCACAGGGCGACCTTTGATTTTAAGCAACATGCTTTCGCCGTTGATGTCCCGTAGGCGTTGGGCAATCTTGTGCGACTTGAGTTCAAAGAACTTATTCTTTTTGAGAAAGGCTTCAAAGTCTTTCAGACGGAAGTAAGTCATTTGCTCTTCGTCATCTGTCCACGGGCGGCGGAGTAGGATCTCTTCCTTGTCCTGCGCTGTTTGCAGTAAGACGCAGAACTCTTCCAGATAATCGTAGAACTGCCCGTTGATACTGGCATCTTGTGCGACCTCAACGATAGCACTGTCATTCTCTGCCATCTCTCTTAGCAAGGAACTTATGCGCCCTTCCCACTGCGGCTTGGCTACAGTGTGCGGCATGAGGTTAAGTTGCTCCATGCAGGCCCGTTGGAACGAGGGTTGGTTCATTAGACCGTCGGTGTCTAGCTCCAAGGGTTCACCGTTGACGTCCAAGAACCACACAGGCGGCGTGGAGTTATACTTGCGCAGGTTTGCGACAGGAACTCCTGACGCTGCGGCTCCGATACCAAACCGTTGGGTACGACACAGATCTTTGTTGCAGTATGCGTTGATCGGCGCATCATTACACTTGTAGGCATATTCTTTGCGCTGCACTTGCTTGGCGACCACATTGACCTCGTTAAGAGGCAGGGGCGGCTCAAAGTAATCGTTGTTATAGCGCAGGATTTCTGTTTCCCATGTGTCGGGGTGCGCTTTACGCAGGTATACGCCGACGTTAAACAAGCCGTTGTTGCGCCCACCTTCTGATATTTTGATACGCGCCAAAGCTTTGAGGCACGGCGGACCGTTGGCAAAGGCCTCGCTATCGTTTTCTTGGGTTACTTGCAGATTGACGATCTGTTCCGGTGTTTGTTTATGCGCCTCGTACAGCGCCAAAAACTCTTCCAGAGTACCAGAGGTGCCGTCATCTAAGATAGCGTAGCGTAGCCCGTCCTCTGCGTCGTAATACGGCAGGTTTAAAAAGTTACCTACGTCTCCACGATCAAGGTGCAGCTTGACTTGCTTTGGAAAGATTTCGCTACCACCGTAGCCAAGGGCCGCGGCAATATTTTGCAGGGCCTTCTGCATGTCGGCGGCTTCGACCCATTCAATAGAGAACAGAAAGCAGTGCGCTCCGCCTGACTTGGAGCGGCATACCACCAGAGGGAGCTTGAGCCTGCGGATCTTTTCTACCAGTAATTTATGGTCAAGGGGATATTGGTCTACGTCTACGCAACCCCACTTGCATTTGTTTTCAGCGTTAATGGGGATGATACCCATTGAGGCACCTTTACCAGAAAGATGCTCCCGCCATAGCTTCGCGGAGCGCGGCTCCCGAATGATTTGTGCTTTGCCAGTATTTTTCCCGTTAGCCTGCTTTTTATCTACGCGATAAGTGCCGTATGCCTCTTGCAGGCCATCAAAGATGGCTGAGAATTGTTGGACAGACATT